TTCCATACTATAGGATGAAGAAGAAATGATAACAAAATCGAACGGCAACTGGCAGCAGCTGTTCTCTGGATCGAAGTACTACCCAGCCACCCCTAATCCAGAGGTGATCGAGATCGAGGATGTAGCGCACCACCTCTCTTTGATCTGTCGGTATGCTGGGGCCTGTTCCCATCTTTATTCTGTCGGGGCGCACTCACTCATTATGAGCCACTATGCCTCGGATGCTATCGCTCAGGACTCTTCCCTACCGAGAGAGCTTCCTGTCCAGGCTCTGCTGCACGATGCAGCCGAGATGATTATCGGTGATGTTCCCAGGCCATCAAAGAGACTTAGTAACATTAAAGAGGTGGTCGAGCACTCAAACCTTATTGCAATCTTTGAGAGGTTTGGGGTTCCATTCTTCGACGAGGCCATCATGGAGGATCTGGACATCATTCTGCTGAAGTGGGAGCACTCGGCATTCATGAGTCGGGAGCATGACTGGGGCCTTCCGGTCTCTCGGTTTGAGGATGAACGCTACGAGGTTAGCTCAACGGTGGTGTCCCTGGTCGAGATTACAATGAAAAGATTCTGTCACCCGTTCATTGTTGAGCAAACATTTCTGAAGCGAGCAAAGGAGCTTGGACTCGAATGAGAATAGCATTCGTTGGAAGGATGGGGTCTGGGAAAACCACTGCGGCTACCGAGGCCGCCAAGCTCTACGATGGTAAGGTTGTGAAGATCGCAGAGCCACTCTATAATGCAGCCATCGCCGTGTACGCTATCCTGGGGATGAACTGGGAGAAGGACGGACGACTGCTTCAGCTTCTCGGAACAGAGTGGGGCCGGAACATTCACGAGGATTTCTGGGTGGATAAATTTCGAGTGAAGTGGCTCTCTTCAACAGAGCACCTGTTCTGCGATGACCTAAGATTCCCGAACGAGGAGTACATTCTGAGAGAGCTTATGGGGTTCAAGATTATCAGGATTGATAGGGGCTACCACACTTTCACTGACGAACAGCTTGATACTATCGCTCTCGGAAGAGATCTTACCCATCCGAGTGAGATGCAGACGGACTCTCTAAGGCACGACCTTATTGTTCGTAACGACAGGTCTGAGAGTGAGTTCAAGATGGAGGTGGTGAGAGCAATCGAGTATCTATATCCTGGTCGAACATCAATCATACATGGAGAGGACGCACAATGAGAGGGGTTAATTCTGTTTTCGTGGGCGGGAATGTTACCGGAGACCCAGAGGTAAATTTCACAAACTCTGGGATTAAGGTCTGCAATATCACCATTGCAATGAATGAAAAGTTCAAGGACAGCAATGGCGATAGTCAGGAATGGACGGAGTACATCAAGATTCAACTCTGGAAGGGGTCGGCGGACATCGTTGAGAAGTATGTGAAGAAGGGAGATCCGCTGCTCATTCAGGGCCGCCTGCGGACGAACGAGTGGGAAGATCGGGAGACTGGTCAGAAAAGGAGGTCTGTGTTCGTTGTGGCTTCTCAGGTTACTCTCTTGGGTGGCCGAAGGAACGGAGACCCTGTTGCCGGAACGACCTCACAGCCTGCGAGCGATCCCGATGAGGGTCTGCCCTTTTAGGTAGTGGTCAAAATAATTTTTACGAAATGGTCAAACGGTCTTGACAAACCCTTGACCATTTCGTATCTTGGGGGTGTAATGATGAACGATCTTAATTATTCAACTAACCAAACGGAGGACTCAATGAACCAGCCACAGATCTACTCACTCGATGCAGTGCGCTCGCTCGCACCGTCTGTCTTTGCCGATCACTCTGAGGGCCAGCCCTACCTCTCCCGTGATCTTCGCAAGACCCGCAAGATCGGTTCTCTCCAGAGGAGCATTGCTTCCAATATGAAGCTCTGGGCGTTTGCCGACACGTTCGTCAACTGATTCGCTGGGCCTGAGTGGTTCACTGGGGTTCGACTCCCCAGCAGGCCCCCAACAAACGGAGGAAAGATCATGAAAAGTATCTCGACAAAGGGGATGAGCCGAACCGACTGGCTCACCAATCGCAGGTCTGGGATTGGAGGATCAGACATTGGAGTTCTTCTTGATGTCAACAAGTACAAGACCCCGCTCCAGCTTTTCAATGAAAAGACAATGGGTCTGCACGATGACTCTGAAAATCCAGCGACCGAGTTCGGTCTGAGGTTGGAGGGGGTCGTCGCAAAGAAGTTCTCTGAGGTACATAAGTGCAAGGTCTTGGAGGACTTCAAGATCCGGTTTCACCCAGAGACAGACTTTTTTCTCTGCAACATTGACCGCATGGTTCGGCCCACAAAGGATTCTGTTGACCTTCCGGTCGGGAAGGGTCAAGGGATACTATCCATCAAGACAGCCTCGCAGTATTCAAGGAAAAACTGGGGGGAGTCAATCCCCCCATCCTATTACGCTCAGATTCAGTGGGAGCTTTTCGTTACTGGGCTGGAGTGGGAGATGCTGGCTCTGCTCGTGGACGGTCGGTACTACGAAGAGTTTGGCCCGTTCTTCAGGAATGAAGAGTTCATTGAGAACGCCAGGAAGGTTGGTTTTCAGTTCTGGACTGAGCACGCTCAGGTCGAAATCCCACCCGCTCCACAGCTTATGGATATTGAGGCGATGGAGACGGTCGTCGCTCCAATCGAGGTGACGACAGACATTCTCTCTCAGGTGAGAGAGTTGAAGGCCCAGCAGGTTATTAAGTCTCAGGCTGAGTCTGAAGAGAAAAAGCTGAAGGAGGCCCTGAAGTTTTTTATGGGAGAGTACGACACCCTCACACGGGACGGAGAGGTCGTGGCTACCTACAAGCGGATCAGTAAGAAAGAGTTTGTTTCACCAGCAAAGTCGTACAGGGAATTGAGAATCAAGTGAATCCTTCCAAGATTCAATGCCCAGCCTGCAAGCAAAATAAGGTTGATGTGAAGAAGGCTGGTATAGCGGATGACTGGTGGCTTGTGGTCTGCACTAACGGCGAGTGTTCTGAGTTGCCAGAAGTTATAGCGAAGCACCGTGGTTTTGCGATCAAGATGTTCAGTGCGTTATCAAAAATTGAAGGAGAGGTATGACAGAATCGGTTGTTGTTCGAGATCAGGATCTCGAAGGTTTCAGCGATGAACAGAGAGCAGAGATCGTAAAGTATGGATTCACCGTGGCGGACATTGAAACAATGGTCACGGTCGGAATCCTCCCAGAGAAAACTCCCCCGCCAGTGGCGAGGTATTTTTCAACCGTGGCTCGTCACACGGGACTCTCACCTCTTCGCAAGGAGCTTCATCTTGTGCCGAGGAAAACCAAGAAGGGAGTGCGCTACACCGTTCAAACTGGGATTGATGGCTACAGGACAATGGCCCATCGAACCAAACAGCTTGCCGGAATGGACGAGGCTGTGTTTGGTGAGATGTCCGAGGGTCATCCTGAGTTCGCACGGGTGACGGTCTATCGGATGATCGAGGGTCAGCGGTGTGCGTACACGGCCACTGCCTACTGGGATGAATACTGCCCCAGGAAGGGTGGTGATGAGGAGGGTGATAATGGATTCATGTGGAGAAAGATGCCTCGGAACCAGCTTGCCAAGTGTGCTGAGGCCCTGGCTCTCAGGAAGGCTTTCAGTGCAGAGCTTGGTGATGTGTACGTGAATGAGGAGATGGATCAGCGTAGAGAGGTCGAGGACATCGGTCACGCAGACGAAACCCAGGCCATTCTGGATGACAGTGTTTCTCTGGGGAATTTTCGTGAGAGAATCAAGAATATCGTAAAGGTCACAGCCCTGGATGTGATTCTCGATGCAATCGCCCTCTCGGTGAAGAATGGACATCTCAGGCCGGAGAACGCCACCATACTTCAGGCTGAGGTGGAGGAGAAACGCAAGAGCCACCTGCTGCTTGGAGAGACCAAGAAAACCGAGGGACTTGCTCCAGTCAAGGCCCAGCGTAGGGAAAAGGCGACAATGGGGCCAGTCGCCGAGGGGGATGTGCCACTCACTGGTGCAGTCAAAGAGCCTGCTCCCGCACCAGCACCAGTCAACCCACAGGATGCCGTGGAGCGCAAGCTGGATCGTCAGCGAGATCACTTCACTCAACTGATTAAGAAGGCTTCAACGGCGACAGGCTTAAAGTCGTTCAGCCTTGTTGTCAGGAAGTGCTTGAATGAGGGCGACCTTCGTGCCCCTGACGCAGAGACACTCCAGGCTGCCATCAACACTCGACTGAAGGAGTTTGTAGCGTGAGCCTCCAGACCGTTGTAAGGATTGACGGGAAGAAGCTCCACCTGCCGGACGGTAGAAAGGATTTTCGGAAAGAGATTGAATCTCTCCCTGAAGGTCACTATGTTCTATCCCTCAAGAGGGTGGAGGATGTTCGGTCGGTCGCTCAAAATCGTGCATGGCACGCTCTCCGAGTTAAGCCGCTTGCGGACTACTTCGGGTGGGAGGAGGGTGCTATGCACGAGTATTTGAAGCAGGAGTTCTTGGGGGTCAGAGAGTTCCTGTGCGATCCAAAGACCGGAGAGATCATCGGTGAGGCGACGATCCCAGAGTCCACGGCCACACTATCAAAGAAGCGGATGTCTGAACTGTTTGATTCCGTAGCTCGTTGGGCCTCACAAAAATTCGGGATCATTCTTCCAGATCCAGACCAGCAGGATTTTCTATGACAAGGGACATGAATGCAGCGGGATGGGAAATGTTGGCACGCTGGGGCACGTACAACATGATGAATAACCCAAAGTACAAACAGATCCGTGATACCGCCCTTGCACGATGCTGCGTTCACGTACTCAACGACCATTCAGATATTCCTGCGGTCAGTGAGCCACACACGATGATGAGGGACATCCTTCTGTTGCTGGGTGAGACTCACGGTATCGAGTGTCCCCTCTCGGCCTCTGCTGCTCTGAGGGCCTGTGCTGACATGATGCTCCTGCGGGAGATCTCAGACCAAGAGATCCTGGAGGATCTCAAAAAAGAAATGATCGACCTTCCAATCTCACTGGATAATTGATGACGACCGCACCGAAACCTCCAAAGAGAGGACGTTGTAAAGTTCATCCACAGTACATGGCTCACTTTGAGCCGAGGGTTCAGTGTGAGGACTGCTGGAACAAGTGGAACCGTAAGCAGGAACTCAAGAAAGACCGGACATTGAAGAGGCGCAGGTCTCCAGCCGGAGCGCGGGAATTATTCAAAGAGGCTGAAAGACTTCAGAGCCTCTACGTCAGGGCGAGAGATAGGGCTTGCGTGCTGTGTCACAAGAGAGATCATCTTCAGGCTGGCCATGTGTTCTCCAGAGTGTTCAGGGAGATCTTTTTTCACCCGCTGAATGTCCACTGCCAGTGTGCTAAGTGTAATCACTATCATGAGGCAGACCAGATCCCTTACCACAGATGGTTCAAGAAGCGGTACGGCGAGACCGAGTTCGATCTGCTGTATCAGAAAACTAATCGCACACGGAAATTCACAGAGGAGGAGTTGGCACTACTGATCGTGTACTTCAGAAGAGAACTGAAAGAGCTTGAGCCAGACCAGTACGACCTGTTTGTGGGCGGCTGCACAAACAAGGTGAGCGATAGGATTGTGTATCTAATTTACTCTAACCCAGAACTATTTTTCGGAGGCAAAACACCGTGATCCGTGAAAGGCAAGTGTTCCCAACAGAGAAACAGGTTGTAGTCGTCTCAAAAGAGCTTGGTACACCAATAGAGGCGATTGAGTTCGCTCGGAATCTTGGGCCTCGGTTTAAGATTGCCGCCATCCCAGACGGTGAGTTCACCCTGCTTACCTACGCCGTTGTCCGTGATCCGGTCAAGGGGGAAACCCCCGTACGTTTCTTTCCAGAGAACGAAGCAAGGAACGCAATCATCCATCCACTCACCTGCTTTCTGGTGAATCAATAACCAAAATGAAAAAAAGAATGATCTCAGAAGAGATGTTGTACAGCAAGACGTTCGGTGGCCTGTCAGATCAGGCACAACTTCTTTGGCTCAAGATGCTTTCACTGGCTGATGATTTTGGGGTTGCCCCTGGTGATCCGTACAGGCTGTGTAAGCAGGTTGCCCACCGAGGGAGTGATGAGGAGGTTGATAAGCTCCTCAAGGAGATCGTGAAGGCTGAGGCTGGATTCCTGTTTGAGTATGAAGAGAAAACCTTCTTTATCTTCCCCGCAAGGACGTTCGACAAAATACAGGGCTTCACCCTCAACAAAAGAACCAAGAGTGAGTACACGAACTTACGGGTAGATGAGTTAAATTCTGTACTTTCCAAGAACTTCCAGGAAATTCCTGAGTCCTCCAGTCTTTCCAGCGTATTCTTACGTAACACGAGTTCGCTGGGTTCAGCAGTAGTAAGTAGTAAGAAGAAAGATAATATAAACATTGAGGAACCATTCAAGCTTTCTGCCCAGGAAAAGAAGGATCGGTTTGAGGAGATCTGGGCCAAATACCCAGAGAAGTCTGGAAAGCGTGATGCAGAGCGTCACTTTAATACCTCAGTCCAGACTCTTGCTGACTGGGAGAATATTCAGAAGGCCCTGGATAACTACCTGAAGTCCGATAAGGTTGCCCGTGGATACATTCAGAACGGAAAAACCTGGTTCAACAACTGGCCTGACTGGATCAATCCAACCCCACACATGATGGAGAAGAGGGAAAGGGACTCTGGTGCGGAGAGGAAAAAGATTTCGGTGGGCAGGGGTTGGGGGGCGTGCTCGCTGTGTGGTGAGATGCACGACAGGCAAGGCCCGTGCCCTCCGTTGACCGCAAAACCTATTGGGAGTATGGCTACGAAGGTACTTGAGGATCTCCGTGGAGGTGGGAATTGACAACCGAACCCTCCAAAGAAGAGATTATCGCTGACTTCTGTCGGCGTTTCGGAGACAGGTGCTCTAAGGGACACGACCTATCGAACCCGAAGAGTGTTGAGATCCACGGTGGCTTAAAATACAAGCTCAAGCGTTCCTGCAAACAGTGCAGGCGCACCAGGGAGGGATACTGTGGACTCTCGAAAAAAGAACTCCGAGCGGTCAGGATGAAGAATATCGAGAGGAATGTCCAGAGCATGAGGGATAAGACAGAATGTAGCCGTGGTCACGATATAAGGCCGGAGTCTGGGAATGTTTGGGTGCATCGCAACAAAAAGAGCGGTGGGATTGAGAGGAATTGTAGGATCTGTCACAGGTTGCGGTGGAGAGAGCGGAATGGGTATCTTGGTGGAAGGCGACCGAACCGAGCACCGTCAAAGTGTGTTGAGGGACACCCGCTTGGGAAAAATAATTCAAACACATACATTGACAGGTCTGGGCGAATGTGGTGCAGGGTCTGCACTGGGATCAAAAAAAAGAGTCGGGAGATGGCGTACCACAAAACATTCACTCACGGCCCCCGACACAGTAATCGAGTTGGAAGGGCGGGGAGTCCGTCGAACTATGCAAGAATGGTTTTAGAATACCTGACAGCGCGAAATTCGAGAGACAGGAGTGTTGATATGCATTACACAATAAGTCGATGAAGGGGGATGGCCAATGAAGAACTGCGTTGATTGCAAAAAACCAATCGTGCATGGGAAGCGTTGCACAACCTGCGGAAATCTTCACCAGCACAAGAACTATCGACATCAGTACCTGCGGGATCGAACCTCCAGCAGTAGGAGTTATGCGAAGATGATTCTTGACAACCAGACACCGAACCAGCCCAGCGGTTATGGATACAGGGTGGCTCGACTCATGAAGATGGTGGGGGTATGATAATGACCCAGCACACAACACTCGGAAAGATTATTGAATCCCTGGAGCTAACGCCAATCGAAACACCAATCGAGATTGTGGAGTTGCTCTCGGAAATATCAGACCTGGGTTATCCAGTCCTTACCACACTCAGGGGGCCGAACTTTGTTCTCGTGAGTAGTGGATTTATTCAGGCGGAAGGAAAAACAGCGACGGAGGCGTTAGCGAATCTTCATGGCAAAATTATCAAAAACCAAGTCAGAGAAGAAGCACGCTTGTAGGTGTGGGTCTGTAATGAGACACCACATTCCACTCGGATCTTTTGTTAGTGTTGACAAACAGAGGGTGATCTTCGGTTGTCAGAAGTGTGATGCGGTCGTGAGTTTCTCACCGGACGTTGTGCGGCGGTCGCTCCCATCGTGCGAGTGTGCCGAGTGCAAAAAGGTTGTACCATTCTAAGGAGGAGTAGTATGGCAAAAAAGAAACGGGGCTATCGGCTTCCCGCTGTTGATGATCGTGGAAAGAAGTGGTGTACTGGGCACAAAAGACTCCATCCGACCCACGAGTTTGGGCGTGATACATCGAGACCCTGCGGTCTTGCGGCAAGCTGTAGGGCTGCGAGGAACACCTATGCGGAGCGTAAGCGTCATGCCACCCATTGATAGCGAGGGTGAAAGTGTGTACATTTGACCTGGTGATGTGATGGCGACAGCGATAGAAAAAAGTCAGAAATTAAAGTTCGCAAGGCGGTCAAAGAAAAACAAGCTCGAACGGTTGCTGGGGAAGCACGTAGATCTCGAAGGAATTATCCGTGCTCACTCGGACTCAGCGAAGGGCTTGATGTTGGTTGACCCGCTTGGACTCCCTGTGAGGGTTGTTGACTCTGACGGGAATGAAATCTTTGACGCTAATGGTCAGCCTATTAGAATTTATAGGCAGTCACCGGATGCTACCTCAGCAAAACTTTTGATCGAGCAGTGGTTTGGTCGTCCGGCACAGCGAGAGTCATTGGAGGGCGAGGATGTCCAGCGTCCGCAGGTTGTTGTTATCCTCAACAAGCTCCCACCGGAGTCAGACCAGGTTGTTACTCAGTCTGCTGTTGTGATGAGTGGGTTTGATGGGATGGCGAAAAGGAGCGGAAAGAAATGATGGAGATACAGCCGCAGCCAGGCGGACAGATGGAGTTCCTGTCTCGTGGAGAGTTCGAGGTTCTGTATGGTGGCTCGGCTGGCCCTGGTAAGACATGGGCACTCATCATTGACGCTCTCGGCCCACAGTTTTTGCTTCTGAGTGCAGGGCGTGAAGCGTACATGATTCCGTCTTATAGGGCGATCCTCTTCAGGAGAGAGACAAAGATGTTTCAGAAACTTCTGGATGAGTCGAGGAAGTATTATCCGCACTTTGGTGGGAAGCTCACTCTGTCGAGGACAGGAGATCCTGGCCCGTGTTGGGAATTTCCGAGTGGGGCAAAGATTTTTATTTGCCACATGGAGCAGGAGGACGATAAGTACAACCATGATGGCCAGGAGTATCAGTATGTTGGATGGGATGAGATCTGTCAATTCACTCTGACACAGTACCTGCACATTCTGTCTCGTGTCAGAAGCACAACGATGGAGATCCCGCTGAGAGTTCGTGGTACTGCTAATCCCATCGGCGTTGGACTTTGGTGGGTCAAGAAAAGATTTCCAGTGTATGATCCGTTCGTGACGAAGCACTATATCGCCGCAGAGGATGTTGAGATGAATCCAGCAGGCAAAGAAGTCTCACCGTCGAATCCGAACGCAGTATCGAGATGTTTTATACCAGGCTATCTGTACGAGAATGCGTACCTCGCAAGAGATGTTCAGTACAAGAATCGAATTATGCAGATGGGTTCTCGGATGGAGAGAGCACTCCTTAAGGGGGACTGGGATGCTTTCGCCGGAGACTTTTTTGCAGAGTTCGATCAGGGCAACGAGATCATCTCCCCGTTCCGAATCCCGAAGGAGTGGACGCTGATCGGGAGTCTTGATCCTGGGTATTCAAGCTACTGTTCCTTTGGTCTGAATGCGATGGACTTCAAGGGCAAGGTCTATCGGATCTTGACCTACTACGAAAAGATGCGGAACCCAGAGGCGAACGCCATCGGGATTTTGAATACGATCAGAGCCTGTCCGTGGACTCAAGGGCGGATGCCAGACCAGATTGCCTCAGGCAAGGATGCTTGGGCGCAGAAGGATCGGCTGGCGATCATCGAGCATACCGTGACTTTCGCTGATGTGTTTGAAAAGCACGGACTGATTCTTACTCCGGCGCACACTGACCGGAAGTCTGGCTGGTGGGCGTGGAAACAGCTTATGCCTCACAGGTATTTTGTTTTCAAGGGATCGAACAACCCGCTCATCAATGAGATGATCTCAGCGATAGCGGACGAAAAGGACTCAGAGGATATTCAGGGGAAGGGTAACGACCCAGAGGTGTACGATCACGCACTCGATGAGCAGCGGTATGGCATACTCGCTCTCGCTCCTCCAAAATTGTCTATCGACAAGGGAGACAGGGGCTGGGAAGAGAGAATGTTCTCACCGCTCGCTACACAAGAAGATTCGTCAGGCTGGCAGCCTGGTATGGGGTGAGGTTATAAATGGATGTAGTACAGCAAGTTTTGACTGCTTATCAAGTTATGAGAGATGGTTGGGCTGAGTATTTTGAGTCCGCCATTAAAAACTATGAGTACGTGATTGGAGAACAGATCTCTCCGGCTGTCAGTAAGCAGCTTCGTGATGAGCAGAGGCCGGAGTTGATCTTCAATATGACGCAGCCGAAGATCGTAACGCTCGCTGGTATCCTGGAGGCCAACAAGGTGTTCATGAGGGCCGTTCCAATCAACGAGGGTGACGAACAGAAGGCAGACCTGAGAACGATGCTCGTGTCTGACTGGGCAATGAAGAATTGCTCCGCCTACAAGGAGGTCATCCATGCGACGATTGATGCGGCCATCGCTGGGATTGGCTGGCTTAATAACTACTGGAGCACGCAGCGACATCCTGGTGGGATGTGGGTTACTGAAGCATTCGATCCATTCATGATTCGCTTCGATGTCGATGGCAAGAAGATGGATCAGACTGACTGGAAGTATCTTGGTGTGTCTGGGATGTTCGGGGCCGAGGAGATGATCGGTGTGTATCTCAATTCGCTCGCTGATGCGGACGTTGAAACGATGAAAGAGCGTGATGCCCTGCTCCAGCAGACACACCGCTCTGGCAGCAAGAAGCCGATGGGTTGGCTTGACAGGATCGTGCAAGGGTTCCGTGATGCCTACGGCGAGAAGGACGGAACGCAAAGATTCTCAAGCTCCTACGAGAATGGTCTCATGTCTCACTTCGCAAACAGTGCGACCGGAAGATATACCGTGATCGAGTTTCACGATAGAAGGACTGTCAATAAGAAGCAGTTTATTAATCTCAGAGAGGAAGATCCTTTCAAGAACGCACAGGATGTTCCTGAGCGTGGAGAGAAGGAGGAGACTCGTGACTATCACAACAGGCTGGTTGAAGAACTGAGAAATAAAAATCTGATGGATGGCCCCGTCCACAGGATCGAGGATGTGAGTCTTGATGAACTTTGGATCACGGCGGTCTGTCCGACACTCCTTCCTGAGAAGCCACTCTTTGAGGCTCCCTACGAAGTTCAGGGGAAAGGTTTTCAGCACAAGCCAGTGTTCTGCTATCCGTTCCATCCAGACATCACCAAGACTGCCTCGATTGTTGACATCCTGATTCACCCGCAGGATTCATACAACCAGAGGAGAATGACAGCCCTTGAGTGGCTGATGCAGTCGGTCAGTCCCGATGTTCATGCTCCAGAAAACTCAATCAACCCCCTACATCTCAATGACTGGAAGTCAAGAAAGCGCAAAAAGATCCTGTTCTACTCTCCTCGTGGTGGACTGAAGCCGGAATCCCAGCAGCCATCTCCGCAGTCGTTCGAGGCTATCAGGACTATGCAGGAAGAGGACAAGGAATTGATGGAGTCTCTAACGCTCATTACTCCAAATCTTCTTGGTCTCTCAGAGAACTCTGGGGAGTCTGGGGTTTTGTTCGCTCAGAGGGTTCAGAGATCTATGCAGGCCCTCTCGTTTCTGTTTGGAAATATGACGCTCGCAATGAAGGGAACATTCAACTATTGTGACGCTTCGCTCCAGACGTTCATGACGTTGCCGAGAAAGATCCGACTACTCAACAAGGATAACCAACCAAACTGGCTGGCTCTCAACTGGCAGACCATTGATGGAGTTCAGAACGACATCACCCAGGGTGAGTTTGATTTTGAGGTTGACACATCCCAGCTTGGTGAGACATCCAAGCAGATCAAGTTCAGGGAGGCGATTGAGTTCGTGTCGTTGATTGCTCAGTACGTTCCAGAGGGAATTAAGTGGGACGAACTCTTTAAGCTCTGGGATTCGCCAGTGGCGGCCCCAATGGGTGAATACCTGAAACAGATCATGGCGGCGAAGCTCGGTATGGCTGTTGACCAGATGGAGGCGGCGAGGACGCAGCAGAGTCTTGATACCGCTCAGGCGGGAATTTCAACGACACAGGGAATGGCTGGGCTGGCTACGCAGCTGACACCAGGCTTGGCCTCACCGAGCGGTTCTCAGGCTGGGCCGAGTGCTGACGCAGCAGTCTTAGGATAAACAAACGGAGGAGTTATGCTTGCAAGCTTTGGTCTGACCCACATGATCGTCGGTGGGATCTTTGGATGGTGGTGCGTGCTGGGTGCAATCCTTCCAGACTTGATTGGTCTGGTCGGATGGTGGAATGTCTGGAGGCGAAAGGCTTCTTTGTGGTCGTGGTTCATCCAGATGCCGCCCTGGGCACAAATGACGTTCGGGTGGATGCACACACTGACGGTCGTTGGCGCACTCTTTGTGCTGGCGTTCGCCCTATCGTTCTTTATTTCTGTGGCGTGGCTTGTGATGATCGCCTTTGGAATGCTGACGCACAATGTACTCGATCTATTCTTTCACGAGGGGTCTCCAGCGAGATTGATTCATCCAAATCTTATCGGAGATTTTTTCGGAGTGGAGTGGTATCGCTTTCCACTATACTGGCCCGATCAACTGATCGTCGGAGTGGTGGTTGGGCTTCATTATTTTGCCGGACTCAATAACAGTATCCTGGAGATCCTATGATTGGAAAGTATTCATACCACTGTTCAAACTGTGGACATACCTTCATCTCTGACAGAAAAGATAAGGTGGAGCGGGAGCGTAACACGCACCGCCCCCGTGTGAAGGTTGACGGAATGTATGGTCGTGTTCGGGGGATATGTACCGGACTGGTTCGAAACAAAAAGACAGGCCACTGGATGCGTCAGTCGCTCGTCAATCTCACAGCAGCAAAGATTCTGAGTCTTGGCGAGATTCACAGAAGCTCGCTTGAGCCGAAGAGGAGATCAATCGTAACACCGTAAGGAGGCTTCAAATGCCAAAGTATAGTCCAGAAATTCTTACCAAGCTCGAACAGCTTCGAGGTTTGGTTGAGAGCATCCCAGAGGCGGCAACACTCTTGGATGAGGTCACGGGTCTTATCCAGCAAGAGGCTGATGAGACTGGGATGAGTACAAAGTTTCCAGATGAACTGACTGACGGACAGTTGGATCAGGCCATCGCAGGAAAGATTCCGACCCCAGAAGGAAGAAAGCTCTCTCCCGAAGAGTACATGGGTGCGTAGCATTACGAACAACCTGTGGTCTCAGTCTGGGAGATATTCCTCTCACGGAGAACTCTATCCAGACAGAGACATCTGGCTTCTTCCTGAAGAGAAGGTGATCCTCACCTGCACCCTGGAGATCTTTGACCAGGCCCGTGAGTTCTACGGTCGGTCCATCAAGATCAACTCTGGACGGAGATCTCAGAGGTATCAGGATCTCTTAACGAAAAAGGGATATCGAACAGCGAAGTACAGTCCGCACGTTCTTGGCGCAGCCCTTGATGTTGATGTGCCGGACGACATGACGGACGTAGATCTCGCAAAACTGTTTCGTGACTCCGCCGCCGCACTCGGCTATCGGGTTCCGAGGATTGGGTATCTTCAGTATCGCAACGATCAGGGATCAAGCTCGTTCGTTCATTTTGACTGTGCATGGAATCTTCCCTCGGAGACTCTATCGAAACTCCCACTCAACGTCATCACCGCATACACTATGGAGGGTCTTACATGGTAGCGATCATTCTTCTTGCCGTTGTTCTCGGTCTCGTCCCGATCTATTTCTGTAGTCCATTCAGGATCACAAAGATTAAATGGATGATCCAGAAGGGCCAGTGGACTATGGCGTTCCCTCTGGCGGTCGGATGGTTTGGGGATGGCGAGGACGAGCTTATCGTAATGCTCCTTATGATCGCAGTGACATTCCAGTCAACAAATAAAGGCCAAAAAAATATTTTACAAACCTCTTGACTTTTGACCACTTCGTACTTATCTTGATCCCAGACAATAACACTAATCAACGGAGGATCAAATGGACAACTACACAGCAACAATGATCTGCGAGGGAGTGATTGAGGCCGAGGATAACGATCAGGTTTTGGAGGCGTGGTGCTTCCTCGCCAACAACGGTCTCCTCTCCCAGCTTCAAGGTTTCTTCGGTCGTACCTTCCACTCCCTCGCCCAGCAGCAGGTGGTCTATCGTGCCGCCGATGGTGTGTGGGTTGTCAACCCCGATCTTACCTACGAGGTGGCCCTGTGAAACTCACCCCAGTTCGAGATGGTTGCGTGATGATCTCTACAGACAGAGGCCTTCCAGGTGCTACTGTCGGCTTTATCCGGGGAGGGCGGATGCATCTCGGCTCTCCCAAGAATCCAATCTCCATCCCAGTCCAGGCGAACCTGATTGGAACCCGCTACATTTACATGACCCCAGAGCGTGCCACCTGCCAGTGTCTCAGCTGCAAGATCTACAGAACACTACGGAGGATCTTCTAATGAACTCACAAATGATCGAGGTTGATTGCTTTTCTGACGAATCGAAGTACCGGACGCTCATTGTCGAATCCCCTGCCGACCTAAGAGCGTTGCCGATTATCGCCGCAGAGACAGCGAAGAATTTGCTGATCGGCCCCTTCAGGTTCCACTCCATCCGTCGATACAGGGCGGTCGGTTCCGAACAGTACACCACATGGGTGCGATGATGTCAAAGCCAAAAACCGTAGTGGTATGGGTGGGACGATACAGCGAAGATACCGTCCTATCTTTCCAGGATGGGCGACACAGACACTTGGGTGATTTCATTGTGAGGCCCGATGATGCAGACAGTGTGGCTGGGTTTCCATTCCCAGAGATGAAGTCTGGGCGAAATCGGTACGTGGTTCAGATACTTAGGGTCGGCGTTGACGAGAAGCTCCCATTGGATCTAAGCACTGTCTTTGAAAGGGCATGATGATGGCACTCAATACATACAGAGAATTACTCGATCACGATATGGCGAAGGCGGTGCATGGACTCCGCTCTCCGGTTGAGGTAATGGAGGATATTTTTGGGCGAGGTTTTACCCAGTGGAAGGTCGATGAGGCTGTTCGCAGCCGGACGGAGTTCTGCGAATGCTGTGGTTGTGCGAAGTGCCTCACTCCAACCGACCAGATTCTTGAGTATGGGTGCTCGTCGTTGTTTGACCGAGAGCCGGACGAGCTTTGGGATGCCGACCCCTACCGTCGCAGGGCAGCCTTTTATCAGGCGACGGATCTGGTGCGTGAAATAACATTTGAAGCCGGAAAGGAGATGCTCGTATGAGCGCAGAACGCACAGACCTGAATCAGTTGTCACGTTCTCTTGTTGATATTCCACAGGAAGTGATCGAGGGTGAGCTTGAGCGCAGGCAGACAGAAAGAATGTGGGGCCTGATAAAGCAGGCATGGCTCGATGGTTGGCACAAGGGTCATGCTCTGAACGATGAGAGGCTCGAAGATCTTCAGTCCACCCAGATAAACCAGTGGCTTGAGTTTCAAAACAAAATTCTTTCGGAGATGCAGTGAAATCACCCACTCAGCGGGAGGTACAGTGCGGAGAGTCAGAAAGGAAAGAGGAACGAAGTGGAATGACCGTCTCCCATAAACAATCCGAGCGACTGGCAGCCAAGCTCAGACGAGAGATGATAGACCCGCCAACGATTAGTGATGGGTTCGGTTCACAGTGGTCTATTGACTGCCCAATGTGTGGGCGCAGAAGTATGCAGATTGTCCGACCTGGGAGTGCGCAGTGCGAGCATTGCGGATAAGCCCGCTTCATCGAAGAAAAGGAGAAGGTGAGATGAGTGAGACATATCAACTGGGATGCAAGTGTGTGAACTGCTACCACATTTTCAAGCAGACAATTAAGAAGGGAGTTCGCGCCATTGATGATAGCGTTTGGTTACATCGCAGGGTGAGAGTGGACAATGAGAATGTTGAATGCCCAAAGTGTGGCTGTGATGAAGTTGTTAAGGTGGTTCCATGACCAATCATCCCCAAGAAAGGAAGGAAGCGATGAGCAATCCAAAATACGAAGCCATTGGTAGCCCAACGACCAAACTGATTGAGGAATGTTCTGAACTGATTCACATCCTCTGCAAAGCCGAAAGATTTGGGTGGGACAATTATCATCCTGACGACGAGACGCATACAACCAACCGCTTTCTTGTCCTGTCGGAGATTAAGGACGTGGAGAAGCGAATCAAGGAACTCAAGAAACAGATATTCTCAACCGAGGTGAAGCGATGAGCGAGAAAGAGACAATGGCTGAGAATGAATACAAGACAACAAAGGAAGAGTGCGAGGCCAACATAAGGGGCGTTTGCGAGGGTTGCGGTGGAAAGCTCACCCCGATTGAAACGGTGGACAATTCCGGTGCGCCTACTTTTTGGCAAGGGTGTGAACGCTGTTCATCGTTTCGGTCTGGCGTGGATGAAAAATACTTCAAGGTGGCGCGATATTTGGTTGAGGCAGGAGAGTTACTGCCCTATGGTCACATGTGCAGGAGAAAATACGAGGATAGTCCAGAGAGGCTCGCATACTACCTTGATACTCAAACGGCTGGATTGTCGCATACGATTTGGCGTATCGATCACCTGTTGTCTTCCTCCCTTTCCGCAGCGCAAGCTGAACTCGCCTCCCTCAAGGCAGGGGAGAGGGAGAAGTGGGAGGCGTTACGAAAACAGATGGCTCGAATAATTGTTGCTCATGGGACAAACGAATCGTACCGCTGCATGTACTGTGAGTACGATTTTCGTGATGGACACAAAGAGGGATGCATTGTGCCGACTGTCAAGCCATACACTGAATGGCCAGGAGACCCTCTCCCATGACCCCCACAGCAAAGGAACTGGTGAAGAAGATAAGAGAGTGTGCTGAGTTGATACATATTCTCTGCAAGGCCGAAATCTTTGGATGGGATAACTACCACCCCGACGACGAGACGCATACAACCAACCGCTTTCTTGTCCTGTCGGAGATTAAGGACGTGGAGAAGCGAATCAAGGAACTCAAGAAACAGATATTCTCAACCGAGGTGAAGCGATGAGAATCGACATCAACACAAATGGAAGAGTGAAGGACAAAGACATTCGGGCCATGTTTATCATCGGGTATGCTTTTACCATTATGTCTAAACGAATGCGGCTTGCGACCTTGCAGTTTTTCGCTGACCGATATGGGTACACGGTGGAGGTGAGGCCATGAGCGAGAAAGAGGAAGTGAGATCATATTCGGAAGTTGACATTCAGGCCGTGCGGGATGAGGTTTTCAGAGACATCCAAATGGACGAACACACAGAGGAAACTCTGACAGACGAGATGTTTGAGGCGATGTTCATCTGTAGAATACTTGACGCAAGAAAGGAACTCGCCTCCCTCCGCTCCGACCTTGAGGCGGCGCACAATACGGGACGGGAATTGGCCGGTGAACTCGCCTCCCTCAAGGCAGAGGTGGAGAGGGTGAAGGAAGAGAGGGATGGGATGAAACAAATGAATTTCACGACTGTAGAAAAAATAAGAGAATGGCAAAGGAAAACCCCATGACCCCAACAGCAAAGGAACTGGTGAAGAGAATTTACCCGAAGGCTGATTATAAAGAATGGAGGCATTGAAGTATGGAGCAATCGAAAGGTGAGGCAATGAGCGAGAAAGGACTACCCATTATCGTCGGCATGCACATCTGCCAGGATTGCGGAGGGCCAGTAGCAGCCGGTGGACCTTGTCAGAATAAGGATTGCCCACCAAGTCTTGACTATGCTGCAATCGTAAGGACGCTGTTAGCTGAGAACACCTCCCTCAAGGCAGAGGTGGAGAGACTAAAGGCCGAGAAGGAGCAAGGTCACGGTATTTGTGGTCGATGCCGGAGTGAAATTCTTGAACTGCGCTCCCATGTGTCAAAACTCATGTCAAGGCTCGCCGCACAAGAACAAGAACAGGTTTGGAAGCGGTTACACGATGTTTTGAAGGCAGAGTTGGAGAGGGCGAAGGAAAGATTGAATAGATGGGAGCGGAGAGATTTCAGGGTTGTGCGAGTGTGTGACCAAGCGAACACATTTATCAACATGCTGTATGCCCGCATGCCTGCCGATGAGCAGAAAGAAGATGGCGTTGGTATTCCATACGAAGCCATCACAACGGAACTGGTGAGGCTCCGAGGAATATCTGGAACAGCCTGACAGGAAGCGCCCATGACCCCCACAGCAAAGGAACTGGTGAAGAAGATAAGGCAGGGGGCTGAGTGTGTGCGGGTTGGTGCGCCAAAGAGTCCGGATGTTTTCATAATCCAAGACCAACAAAGCAGATTCATTGGCACGGTGAGAGCAACGCCGGAACATGCTTGGCTGCGTGCATTGGAGATGTTGCCCGCAGAGGAAGTGGTACGGGCGAGGTGGCCGGAGGCAGAACAGGACACGGACGGATTTATTCGAGGAATACCGCACCAATGTTATTCGTGGCAATCAGCCCGCGACCGTATCATCCACGAACTCAAAGCAGGAGAGAAGGAAGGAAAGGATGAATAATGAAGCCAAAAAGAAGAAAGTCAAGGTCGAAATCGAATGTGACTGCGGGTGTCAGTCCATTGTTGTTCATGAACTCGACTGGGGCGGCAGGAAAGATTTTTCAATTTGCTTTTACGTATGCGCCTTCTATTCCGGTCAAAGCGTTATCCGCATCCTCAAAGAGAGGATCAAAATGGCGTGGCTCGCACTCAGAAAAGGGAACTACGTCCACAACGAAATCATCACGAACAAGGAAGCATTGACCCGACTTCGTGATGGGCTAAATGAAATCCTAAACTGCGAGGTGGAGAGAAATGACTGAACTGGAGAGGGAAAAGGCTCAATTCAAAGACCAGCATGTCTGCGTTTGTGGGCATAGGGACTATCGACATAGGGCTGTTGGCTATGGTGGTGGGAGTTGCGACCTGTGCCATTGCAAGAAATTTCAAGGCGAAACTACCCTGCCCCCCATCCTCAAAGAACTGAAAGGAGAGAAATGAAACGACTATTTGACAATCTGATAATGTGGTTGACGTTTCATCTGTGGGAACATCACCCTGAATGGTGGGGAGACAGACCATGCGCGTGCAAGGAATGCTGCTCATACGCCGACTGGGAGGAAAACACATGAAGCGTCCAGAAGGATTTCCGTTGTGGCTGTGGAGAGCTAACTGGACTATCTGGTGGCTCGTCATTGTTGGTGTCGCTTACGCAACCGTTCAACTTTTGAAAGGGTAATGACAATGGATAAATCTCAGAAGTGCTGTCTCATCGAGAATGGGGTCAACCAATGGACAAGTCGAATGCACGCAGTGGAACATATTCTCTGTCCTAAACTGAAAGGCCAGCCATGACCACGAAGGTACGGACAGTGGATGAAACAGCGGAGGAAATAATCATTGAAGCGCACAAACAGATCGGTAGCCGCTCTTTGGATGTTGTGAAGATGGTAAAACTTCATGATGCCATCGTGGAACTACTCACCACCGACAGAGAGGCCATCCTGAAGGCTGCGATCCCCACCGACGCAGAGATTGAGGAGGCTGTGAATATCATTGGCAAGCGAAGTACCGCCCCAGACAAGGACATGCCGGAATGGATGAAGACCGACATCAGAAACGGCATACGGTATATGTGCGATAGACTGAAAGGAATGGTATGAAAACACGGTTCAGGTACGTTACAATTCGGCAGGTGAACGGTGAAGTGTTTGAACAGCATCCAGTCTATCGGGTGTTCAACAACAAGAGCAAGGGGCAGCTCGCAATCCTGTCTTGGTACAAGCCGTGGAAAACCTACGTGTTCAGTTCGCACGAAAGTTGCGTGTTCAACCTCTCATGTCTGAATGATGTGATTAACTACATGAAGAAAATGAGCCGACCGTGAAAATGAAAAACCACCCACTTGCTGGACAGCTTGAGACAATAACGATGATGGAGTTACGTTTGCGAATTGGAGAAGTGATATTGCAGGTGAAAATGGGAAAGACTTTCATCCTCACGCATCAAGGGAAGCGGGTTGCCGTCGTCCAGCCGTTGCCAGCAGACCTTGTGACCATAATTAACTCAGACGGCACACTTGATTATGAAATCGCAGGATCGTTTTTCAATCCACAAAAGAAAGAATCCCCATGACCCTGCTAATGCTTTTCCTCCTCCTCCCCGTGACTCAGACAAAGGGGGAGAGGGGACTATTCAACAAGCACACACTCATAAAGGAGGTAAATCGTTATGCCAAGAGGATTTCCAGACATCGAATCGGGGAGCAGACTTTCCAAGAAGCTCCAGGCCTACGCTCCAACTTTCGTAGTGGCCCTTCAAGGGCTGCGTGAGAATGGACGGGTGACTCCAGAAACTCCAATTATGGGGAAGGATATTTTGAAGAAGAGGTGGAAGGGGCCACTGAAGAGAACCAGCCAGGTTAGGGCGGTAGTAAATCACTGCTGTCGCAACGGAATCCCCATTGCCTCTGTTCGGGGTGGCTATTTCTTTGCTCTCAGCAAGGGAGAAATCCAGCCTACCCTCGACCATCTCCTTGATCGAGAAAATTCGATCAGGGCGCACCGTGAGGGTCTTGAGGGAGCGGTGAAGTAGGGCTGGGGTATTGACTCTGCATCGGTAAAGTAGTACATTGGGGTTGTGCCGAGGTGATACACTGAGGGTTGATTGATTCAAGAGTAGGGACGGAACGTAGAGATGGAAACTTGAACGGTCGGCCCTCGTTTTGTGACCACATATCTCTTATTTGTAACTTTTTGAAAAAGGAAGCAGAATGACATTCGATCCATCAAAGGTAACACCAGAGCAGGTTCCTTCACTGACTGACGAGCAGTTGAATCAGTATCAGGTACACCTTGAGAGTGTTGCGTCTGCGGACGCTGGTAGCGGGGCAGCGAAACCCGAAGTGCCTGTGAAGGTTGCGGGAGATGACGACGATGCTCCGTCGCTCGATGCGAATGGACAGCCGATCACCACAGACAAAATTGTTGTAACGGATGTTGAGACAAAGCCGGAGGGCAGCGATAAAGCCAACCCCTCTACGGGGGCCGAGTCCGATGCTGGCACTACCGACGAGCCAGTGAAATTCGCCGGAAAGTTCGAGACACCTGAAGATCTCATCAAGGGTGTTGAGAGCGAGATCAAGACGCTGGGGTTAGACCCAGAGTTGTTCAAAGCTCAGATTGATGCGGCCTCGGCTGCTGAAGATTATGGGCAGGTCGAGAATCTCTACAAGCGTCTGGGTGCAGAGGTCTCGAAGCGACAGGCGACTCAGGAGGTAGGGGATAAACCAAACCTCAATCTACCGGAGTCAGAAATTCGATCACGGGTGGCGGTATCAACCTACAGCGATGTCATGCAGTCCCAGGTGGTTGCAGACATGAGAAGGAATGGTATCGAGATCCCGAAGTCGAACGAGGAAATGGAGGTTCTGAGAAGGGATCAACCCTACTACGCTTTCAAGTTCGAGGCAGAGTACGAAGCACGCTACGCCAAGAATCTGAAGATCGTGGAGGACTTCCGCACCGCTTCAAAGGATGTTGTCGATCATAACACCTCCCTCAAGAGTGAGGGGCGCAAGGAGATCGAAACGCTTGCGAAGAAGTACGGTGTCACCCTCAAGGAAGAGGAACTCAATACAGTTATCGGAGAAGCTCTGAAAGATCAGGGCGTGTACGAGAGCCGTGCCGGAGTTTCCTTCTTGAAGAAGGGTGCAATCCTGAATCACTTTGTTCGGACGAAGCTCGTTGAGGGCGGTATGCTGGACAAGGTAGTGATGGAAGCTCGGACAAAGGGTAGGGCAGAGGCCGCAACCATGCGCCCGAAGCCACACCAAACCATATCGAGGAGTAAGATCCCCGCCACTGGTTCTGCCAAGCAGCCTGTTACTGTTGACCTCAACGATCCAAAGGCCGTTGAGAATCTCTCGGATGAGCAACTGGATAGGATCTACAACAAGAAGTCCTAACCTTCGGGTTTCGACTCAACTTGTTTCGCAATAAGACTCACCCCTAAATTTCGGGGGATGTTATGGCACAGACAATCTTTTCTCTTACGGGTCGTCTGAATCCCAACCTTCTCTCTGAGCGGATGTTTCGCCAGCAGTGGAAGAAGAACATCTTCGGTATGTTTGTGGCCCCCAACTTTATCAAAGCAAGTCGTGAAACCTCGGATACGGTTCTTCCTGGGCCTGAAGCGGATGCTGGTGCAAAGTTGACTGGCTCGCCTATCGAAGTGTTCAAAGAGTTCATCAAGCGTGGTAAGACCAACCTGGACATTCCTGTCCGGCTGCGTCTGACAGGCCGTGCAACTCTGGGAGACAAGGCACTCGAAGGAACTGAGGAGGCCGCACGGATCACATTCCGCACGGTCAGAATCAACCTTACACGCAAAGCTTATTCCAATCCGAGCCTGATGTCGGCTCAGATCGCTGCCCCGTACTTGGGCAACCTCATGGAAGAGGCGAACGAGTACATCACGGACTGGTGGAACGACTACCATCCTGGGAACTTCATCCACGCAATGTTGAATGGAGTCAGCTTCGACCTTCTCGCTCCCACTCTCTTGGGTGGTCGGGCGGTAGCAAGGGTATCACACCCGAACTTCTACACAGCAGGGGCCGGACAGGTCGCCTACTCAGGTGGAAGGCCAGGGACTGCCGGATATGAAGATCTGGTTCAGGAAGCCATTGATGGTCTCACCAATGTCGCTGGGGATTATTTCTCCGCAGACATGGTGAACTCACTGGTTCTGGCAGCCAACCGTCACAAGGTCAAACCGATCATGATGAAGGCTGGTTTCCGCAGGTTCCTCATCTTCATCTCGGATGCACAATGGGCGCAACTTCAGAAGGATTCCGATTTCCTGGAGTTCTATCGTGGGTTGCCGAATGAACTGGACGATCACCCGCTCGCTACTGGCGCACGGGCCGATCTGTTCGGTGCTCTGATCTATGTCGATCAGAATATGTGGGGTGCTCGCACGGCCACCAATCCTGTCGGTGCTTCTGCTCCGGCTGCGAACGTGGTTGAGTATGGCCCTGCTCCGAGCGCAGCCCAGCGTTCAGCAGGCTACACTGTTGCAAACTGGATCGAAGATCGTGACACCTCAGACCGCAAGTGCGGATTCCTTATCGGTGAGGGTGCTCTCAGCGTCGGTGTTGGTATTCCGGTGGCTGGTGGTGTCCGAGGCCGTTCGATGATGTTCGTCGAGGAGTCTGCTGACTATGGTGCAGTGTCAGGTATCGGAGTTCAGACAGTTCAGTCGGTGGTTCGGGCTGACATTTTCGATCACGATGGGGTTGTTACTGGCCTGTCGGCGGGAGACTTCTACGAGAATACATCTTCGTTGGTGTTTGCCACCTACAGTCCTGACAGCCTCAGTTTCTAAGGGGAGGTCATCATGGGTGGATTTCTGACTTCCGTCAAGGATTCAAACACGCTGGTTGCTCTGTACAGCTATCCGACGAATGCTTTCGTCAGCAAGCTGTTGTGCGAACAGGGTGAGATTCATCAAATCTGGGGCACGGACGCAAGTCCCGTGGCGAACTACGCCAATGCACCCAACGGATCGTTCTACACTCCACAGGTTACATCGGTTGGGGTTGGGCGAACGTGGGTGAAGTCTGGTACGTTCGGCACATCGGACGGTACGTGGTCTCCTGGTGGTGCTGGGTCGAAGCAGTACGTTGGTAAGGGCACACAGTCCTCAACCGATGCTCCTGTGCTCACTACGGCACTCGTCAATCAGTTGGGTGGAACAATCACTCCTGCAAGGACTTCGATTGGTCTCTACACCTTCACGCTGACGGGAGCTTTCACAGCAGCAAAGACGTTCGCAAGAATGTCTTGCGGTGCGGCTGCGGTTGCGAATATGAGGGTGTGTAACCCTGTCTATACATCGGCAGACGTTATCACATTCCATATCGCTGACCTTCAGGCGACACCTGCGGTCGCTGATTCGGGCAACTTCGATCTCCTCATTGATGTGTTCTACTAACATCTGATGAATTGAAAATCATGGGGGTGGGGTTTCGATCTCACCCCCATTTATTTTTGAAGGGGTAACGAAATGATGGTCGAGTTCTACTTTGGTGTGCTGGCCTGTGTGGTTGTGGTGGTATTGCTTTCTGCGGTAGCAGTGTGTATATTTCACCTGTTCGACAGGCTAAAGGGATGGATTGATTCAATGGTTGGGATGTCACGATAGGAAATACCATGAAGAAACCTTTGTACACATTCGAGATTTTCGCTTCGGGCGCATCGCACTACTGGAGAATCAGACACCGAAACGGTGAAATTCTTTGTGTGAGTGAGGCTTACACCACTCAGCGTAAGTGTAGGCGGACACCGACGAACATCATCAAGGCAATTGAGGCTACATCGGGCAAGCAGTCAAAGAATTGGACTGTTGAGACAGTTTAGCGGCGGGGTGGAGCAGATGGTAGCTCGCCTGACTCATAATCAGGAGGTCGGGGGTTCGAGTCCTTCTCCCGCTACAAGAGTCACACAAACCAAAAGGAGTTGTCATGGTAACGCTTCTCGTAGTCATTGCGGTTCTGTTCCTGCTGGGGTTCTGGTTTTGTCCGAACTACCTGAGAGATGATGTCGATGGTGAAGAGATTGCCGAGGACGTTTCAACAAAGGTGGCCGACTAATGCCAAACTACGTAGAGAGCATTCAGGTGGTTTAAGGATTTTCACTAAATGGTGAAAGTTCAATATAAATGAAAATTCAATGTCTGTGAACATCAAGGAGAAGTGAACAATGTCATTCAAGTCAGGGAACGAAACGGGCCGCACACTCTTCCTCAAAGTAAGAGAGTCGGCAATCAATTCGGGGAAGGCTACGCTACCATTTCAACTGGGGCGGTACACGCTCAACCCTGGGTGTGAGATTCCAGAGATACGGGCGAAAGGGTATCTGGCAAACTACCCGCAGATCCTTGAGGTCACGGACAAGCTCGAATGGAATGGGCCGTGCGAGGTCATCCCTGTGTATGAGAAGCAGCCAGCGCAGGATGGTGTCAGGTATATCGCAGTGCAGACTGACAAACTCTCGATCAAACGCAGAGAGCTTGCAGAGCTTGAGGCCGAGGAGCTTCGCAGGCAGTCGGACAGTGAAGTGGAGAAGCTGGGTGAGGGTCGCTCCGGTGGGGACGATGAGTCCGATCCGGCAGTCACCGCACACATTGATGCAGCCGTGAGTGGTACTGGCGGTATGCGAACACAGAAAGGTCGGGGCAAGCGGGGTTCCGCTCAAGCTCAGGTCGATTCTGGTCACGTAATGGGTTAAGAGGGGGTCGCAATGTCAAAGGTATTCACTGGAGTTCGCACACCACAGCCGCCGATGGCCTCTACGGGCCTTGCCTGTGCAACAGTCTCTGGCAGTAACGTAGTCACTTCGGCAGCCGCCTTTGGGTCTGTTGTCGCTGGGCAGCCAGTGAAAGGAACCGGAGTCAGAAATGGCTCTGTCGTTGGCGTTGTCAATTCCACATCCTCAATCACGCTGGTTGATAGTGTGACTGGAGCAGCGATGCCCTGCACGGCAACGGGATCACCAACCCTTGCGTTCGGGTACGGAACTCCTGCCGCTTACTCTGCTGGCGATGTTGTAGGGTTTCAATTTCCGATCCTCACCCCTGCGGGGGCGGACGGTGTGTACGATGGTGGAAAGAAGATCATCTTCATCCAGGGAATCTCAGAGACAGCGATCTCGTACGCAATGACGCTCTGGATCTTCAGAGATCAGAACTTCACGGAGGCGGCAGACAATGCAGCCTTTGCTCCGACAGCGGAAGATCTCAGAACGAGACTTCTGTGTGTCGTACCGCTCGTGAACACCACAGCGTTCGTTGCACTGCTCACGCACGGAGCGGGAAACCCAGCAGTCCTTACTCTGGTCAATCCACCCAGGATTCCACTCGATCAGGGTGCAAACTTTGGTCTATTGGTCGCTCAGGCAGCCTTCACGCCTGCGGCGGTCGATGACTTTTCTCTCAAGCTTCATTTCGAGGAGAACTCTTAAATGCCACAAATATTCCCTGGTATCTACGGCCCTGGTTCCGCCAGCATTGGTGGGCGAGGGGGAGATTTTTTGATTGTGAACTCACTGGAGGACTCTGGCCCTGGGACACTGCGTGAAGCTCTTGAGGTTGCGACGGGCCCTCGCACTGTTCTCTTTGCGGTCTCAGGCTACATCGAACTGGAGGACTGGATCTCGATTGAAGATCCGTTTGTCTCAGTCCTGGGTGCGACAGGCCCGTGGCCTGGTATCTGCTTCAAGGACTACGGGATCAGGGTCAGAACGCACGATGTGTTCTTGCAGCACCTTCGTGGTCGCACTGGTGACAAGGTTGCATTCTATCGGTACGACACCGTTGCAACCAATGGCAGTCCGATCCTCACCTCGAACAGTGCGAACCTCTTCAGGCAGAACCTTGTTGGGAAACCGATCAAGGATGAGAACGAGCCTGGGGTTGTTCCAGACAATGTGATTGTTGGTGGTGTGTTTGACGCAGACCATCTTATCATGGTAAGCTCGATCACGGGCCAGCCAGTTAATGCAACGGGAACTCTGGGCGCGCCGAGATACTTCGGTGAGGGAGAGTACGGTACATCGAACGGCCCAGCAGGAAGCTCGGACTGTATCGAGATCATCGCCAACGAGCGGGATGTGTACAATGTTGTGGTTGACAGGTGCTCATTCTCGTGGGCGACGGACGAAGTGTTCTCGATCTACGCTCCAGACACAGACTTCCGAACGTACAACATCATTGTCTCGAACTGCAACATCTCTGAGGCCCTGACGTTGGGACATTCAAACCCAGCAGGCCACAGTGGTGATGGAATCTTGATTGGATCAACGAGCGGAACAAGCCAGCTCGACATTCTTTTCATCAACAATCTGTTCGCACAGAACAATGCGAGAAACCCAACATCGCAGGCTGGCAGACTCCATATTGTCAACAACCTGATATACAACTGGGGCGGTAAGCTGATCCTGCTTCGCTATGAGGATGGGCCAGATCCAGTCGGCACGAACATCGTTGGAAATATATTCCAGGCTGGGCCGAGCACGCTCATCAATCCAAACAGGCAGATCGTTGAGATCGACGGGCCTGGTGGGGATGCGAGCGGATGGCCTCCTGGAAGTTACGTTCACTATGGTGGAAATGCCGAGCTTCGGATTGATGGCACAGCACTCTTGGGTGGTGACTTCGGAATGCGTCTGGCTGACAACGACTATCCGTCCGCCAGTTCTCCACAGGACTTCCCGTCCGATGTGACAGTGAAACCCACTCAGGGACTTGAGGCTTATATCTTGAGGCACTGCGGTGCAAGGGCTGGAGAGCGTGATGCAGTTGATGCGAGAATTGTTTCTCAGACCACCGCAAGGCTTGATCCAAGAGATGCTGTTGGGGGTAATGCCTACGTGGACTACCCCGATCAGGTCGGCGGCTATCCAGTCCTTGTTGAGAGGGAGCAGATGCCGTTCATTCCTTCAAGGCCGTGGGATGCGGGGATCGGTGGATATACTCGGTTCGAGAATCACTACCACAGACTCCATAAGAGGGTCGCAGGAGAAGGAATCTCCACACAGTCGTAATCGAGGGGTGCTCCAGTGGCTCGCGTTTCAAATCTCGTCAATCTTGTCCGTGATAATCTGAACCTCCTCCATGTTGGTGACGACATGAAGGAGGACTCAGTTATCTTTCATCTTGAACTGTGTCAGGCTGAGATCGCTCAGCGTGGCGTAGTCCTTCAGGGTGATGCGGTCGTCAGCACTGTCGCCGACACTGCCAAGTACGATCTTGAGGTTGACATCTTCCGACTGGTCGAGGTGATTGAACCTACCGACTGGCGTTACGATGTCGGACTCATTACAAACATCAAGCAGTGGAAGAGGGTTCTCCGTGATACCTCACTCACCACGGGGGCCATTCAGCCACTCTACGCATTCCTCTGGGACAACCAGGTTCGGTTTCATCCGGCCCCAACATCCATTGTCACTGTCGAGTTCCTAACATCAAGACTTCCGAGCCTTGAGTTGATCGTTGCCAATCCAGTGGCTGGCATATCGACAGTGAATCCTGAGATCCCTCGAAGCTACGACACCGCTCTCTACTACGGAACGATGGGCCGCATTCTCGCTTCGATTCCTTACGATAAGAACAAGCACAGTATTGGTGACTTCAAGCAACTCTTTGAGGATGAACTGGCGAGCATCATGCAGACAGAACTGAAGAGACAGCTTATTGAGCCGGACATCATTGATTCCTCTGAAGAGAGGCTGGGCTTCTAATGGCAACCCTGAGATTCAATAATATTCTGATCGAGGCTGCACGCAGACTGGGTGAGACTCGCACGGATGCTACGAGCGGCGGCGATTCAGGAAAGACCTACACTTCTGCGATCCTTTCAAAGTATGCGAACGATGCAGTTCGTGATCTCCTGCGTGAGTCACTGGTTAGTACGGGTGATGTCAGATTTATGCAGACCTTCCCTGAGTATGTGAAGAGGATGGGGAACACGGTGCTCTCATCGAACACGTTCCAGAAACCGTCCGACTGCTGGTTCATGTACGATCTGTTCGATGTCACGAACACGAACACGCTCCATAGGAAGTCGAAGGACTTTGAGAGAATGAGGCAGGGAGATCTCCCGCTCGTTTCCGGTGGATCTTTCTATGAGCTTGGAACGACGGTCATCACAGCGGGGACTGGTGCTTCGATTGTTGTGAACGGTCACTATATCATGAAGCATACTGATATTGTACCGGACAACACTCCGGCCACCCCTGGCGGGGGAAAGCGAGACCAGACGGGCTTCTCTGGGTGGACTGCTGCAACAAAAACCCTTGTCACTGGTGCAGTCCCGCTCCCAGCAGGCTTTGTTACGGGCGACATCGGTAAGGCCCTCCTCTTCTGGAATAGCGTATCGGGGAGTGTGTATGACGGGATCATTGCAACAGTCCCAGCGAACAATACGGTGACCTTGACCGGATGGAACCTACCGACCGCTGACTCTGCCGCAGAGATCAATAGAGTATTCATGCCGGAGTCACAGCTTGCCTCCGGTGATCTCCTTCTCACTCAGAACTGGGACACACTCATCATTGATGCGATGGTGAAGAAGGCCCTTGCTGATGCAACAGCCACACTCGATATTGGATAAGCCATGCTGAACTATAAAACCTACAAACAGTTGGATCAACAGTGCCTCGACCTCTCTGGTGTGAGTGATAGCCAGATCAACCTCGGTGTCAGGCAGATGATTATCAATGATCGGGTGTTCCGTCTGTACTCGATCCTGCACGCTCACGATGATCCGTGGTACGACAGGATCACAACACTGACTGTTGCCACAGACCTCCAGCATGAGTATTGGAACTCGAATGGCGTGCCTGGGATAATTCCCATTGACGGGATTATTGCCGCAGCCAATACAATCAAACGAAGTACGGGTGCGTTCGTTGCAGGGCAGATCATCTTTGTCCAGTACACGAACTTCAATGCACTCTTTCTCTCGAACTCAGACTGGTTTGTTGCACGCATTACCACTGGTGGTGCGATGGCAACCTATCAACTGTTGGACGGGACAGACCTTGATACGAACGTAGATCTGGCGGCAGGGGTTATCATCCTGAACAAGATGAGTGCGAACGCTGTGGACATCTCAACTCTCTATATCAAGAGGATCATTGGGATCTTTGACGATCAGGGCGGTGGTTCTGGAAACGACAGAGAGTTCTACGAGATCGCCGATCCGATCAACTTCGACAAGTCGCACAGGAACAGCTTTTGGAATGGTGTGGTTGCATGGAACTTCTACCGTGGTGATTCGATCCGCTTCAGGGTTGGAGCGAACGCCGACCCGATGGGTGTTGTACAGATGCACTACAAGGGAAAGCCTGGGGTGTACACAGACGCAGGCGAGAACAACACGATTGACATTCCACCGGAAGAGAACCAGACGCTCCTCGATGAGTGCGTGTACGGCTATCTTCAGCAGGGAAAGATGGAGGGAACTATCGCAACACTCCTCCAGGAAAGGCACGATGCTTTCGAGAAACGATATTCCGCTTCTCAGATGGAGACAGCGAAAGCGATAGAGAGAAAAGGCGGTCGTGGATGAACACCGCAAAAATAACAAAGTTTGGTGGGCTGCTTACAGGAAGTAACAACCCGCCATTCAATACCGCTCGCTCTATCCTCAACATGGGCCTTCATCGTGAGCTTCAGGCTGCACAGTTGACGGCAGGCTACGCCGTTCACGAAGTCTCAGCAGTCCCAGCCGCTCGGCACAAAGTCTCCTCTCTCGTTTGGGGTAGGCCACACCAGTTCTATGTTCCAAACTTCGGCGGAAGGAATGTCACTCTCCAGGCTGCGACCTACCGAAAGCTCGATTACGTTGACGGGGATTCGTTCGTTGATAGGTGGGGGATCTTTGCGAAGCCACACTTCCAGAATATCATCGCTGACTTCAGGAGTTCGACGTTCGAGGCGGCTGGTGCTGGGGCCTCGACTCAAGGGTGGACATCGGCAGGTAATCATTCGTTCACTGGTAGCACGACAGACTTTCGTAGTGGCGCAGCCTCGCTCCGTGTGACCGCTACTGGGGCCGGAGATGGGACAGCGAACTACATCACTCTCGCCGGAACCACTCCCACAATCGGACAGCACTACCGTATCGTCCTGTACGTTAGAAGGGATGGAGTGCTCAATGGTCAAATCCTGAATGTTTCCTTCGGTGGAAAGACCTACACTACAGCCCTCGATATGGTCGGCACTCCTGGTGCGGACACGGGTCTCTCTCCGCCCTTTCAGTTTGATGTGATTGCAACAACGACCGATCCGATCAGGATCTGGTTCTCGGCGGACAGTTACAATACAATCTTCTTTGTTGATGATGTCTCGATTGAATCCTGGCAGGACACATGGAGAGAACTGACGGAGATGTACATTCTTAGTGCTATCGCTGTCACGACCGACGAGATTCAGATCGCTCAGGGTGGAGGCGGGGATGACGACATTATGGCCGTTGACACAGGCCAAGATATTTTTAATACAATGTACTTGAAAGGGTTCGCAGTCATTCCATCCCTGGATGCGAACTATGCGAACGGTTACGGTCAGATGGTCTCTGGTGTGAGAAGGAATGGAAGTGATCTATTTCTGATTTCATCCGGTGGAGACTGGCAAGGAATCACGGCAGGGGATAAGATATTCGTCATGAGGAATCTCGTCACTCGTGAACTGACGGACACAACCCCAGCAGTCCTTCCAACAACCCCAACGAGTATCTACTTTGATGGAGTTCGTGGTGAGGTTAGAGTAACGTCAGGGAATGGGGAGTCAGACTTCGCTCTGGCTATTGGATTTACTGACAAAAAGTGGAGATGGGCGTTTGCTACAGCGAGCAATGAACAGCCGAAGGTACTGAGCCTCACTACGGGCCTTTATTGTGAGGCTGCCACTCTCCAGCAGTACGAGAGGACGGTCTATTTCGAGGACTTCGGTGCTGCTGGCTCTGCGTTCGAGGCTGGAGACGGTCTCCCAGAGGGCGAGTGGGAGATGGGTGTGTCTATCGTTACCGATGATGGGCAAGAGAGTCAACTTATGCAGAACACTACCGACAACTTCCCAGCGACGAACACCGCAGGCCAACAGATCAAATACTCACTCCACATCAACTACGGGGCACTCCCGAAACGAGCACAGCTTATCAGGGTGTACGCTCGTAAGGATGGACTGGAGTGGTTGTGGGTCGAGGACATCTCTCTGTGGGTTGGGGCTGGAACGAGTATCGAGCAGTTCGACATTCAACTCCCTTCAGATCCGTACCATGCGGTCGATACAAACCTCTGGATCAAGACCGTCGAGTACAAGATTGGCGGTGAAAAGTGGAGGAATGCAATCGACTCCTACCTCTCGCTCACGGGCCACCAGCATGATGCACACCTCGACATTGTTTATTCGAGGGCAGCAACGGTCGGGAACACTCGGTTCATCGTTGCTTCCCGCAGACCCAATATGTCAGACCTGAATCTTCCGTGGGACTACAAACCAAACCTTCTGTACGAGTCAGCACAGCACGGGTTCGGTGTTCCACAGTACGACGCATATCCTGCCGATCTTCCGGTCGATGTGGAGTTCAATGATGGCGATATTGTAAGGGCCATCGCTCCGCTCGGTGATCGAATACTTGTTCTGAAGTCTCACGCTCTTGTGCTCCTCATTCCCGATGGGAATGGTGGATACAACAGGGACGTTCTCACGAGGCTCGTTGGGATTGCTGCTGCGGACTCGCTCGTTGTGTTCGATGACACTGCGTTCTGGGCTGACTACACTGGAATTTATTCCTACAGTCCGACCTCCGGTCTCAAGATGCTCTCCTTGAAGTTCATTGAAGAGTACAGGATTCTTTCTGCCACAGTGAAAGAGGCGGCGGTCGCAGCGATAGATCCCTTCTACCGGAGGATTCATTTCGCTGTCAACTCAAAAGAGTATGTGTACTCTCTTGACCTGGACGACTGGACGATAGACACTAAAACAGACCAGCCGACCATCATGGTTCAGGGTGTGCTGGATAAGTACCTGTTCCTTGATGCCGGAAGTTCTGAGATCTACAAAGCTTCCGATACGGCTCTCTTTAAGGGATTGGACTTTTTGTTCCACTGGGAGACAAACAAATTCACTCTCTCACAGGAGCACGACAATCCGATGCCGAACGCTCTGCGTGGAAACTACGATCTTCTTCCGAGGACGGTGTACATTGAAGCGACATCAACCGTCGCCCTCACGGTCGAGGTCTGGTTGAATGAGGATGTTGCCGCTTCGTTCACTGGCACTTATCCGGCTAATGCGAAGCGTTTCAAATTCAGGATGCCGCTCGGACTCAGGTGCAATGGAGTTCGTATCAAAATCTCAGGAACAACCTCCGGCACGAGCAACGTGGCTTTGAGAGAGATTGCTCTCGGATACCATATCGTTCCCTTGCATGGCGTGAAGGTGACAGAGTGAAGCAGCGACTCCAGTGCATAAGCAAGATCAAATTCACTGGCGATGCGAACAAGGATCTGCTGATCTTGAAGGATGCAGTGCAGAAAGAGTTTGATTATGTTGAGCGTGATGCTGTCGATATTGCTGAACTGAACACGAGGGAAAAGACCTACGTGCTGAAGGGTGAGCCGGAAAGACTGGTGAGGGTCGTGGCTACGGACGCAGAGCAGACCGACATTGCTACCTCGGCAGCAGAGACAGAGATTGTGGCCCTCGTCATCCCAAAGGGGATGCTTGGGGACGATGACTTCGCACGGATCACACTGATCGGTTCAATCATCAATAACATGGTTGGGGCCGGAACAGTCAGGGTTAGAATTTACTTGAACCGGAATGTCGTTTATGATAGCACGGCCACGGTTGCTGGTGCGGCAGGCACAGCGGACGTTGATAGATACCCGTTCTTTTCGTACATTATTCTGGCAGCAAAACAGGCCAGTAACTCTCAAATCCTGGGCGGGGTAATCCTTATTGGGGATGAGCCAGCAACATCGGGGTGGGGAGATCTCTCAACGGACGAGACAGCGGCAACGACTCCGATTGGGGGGCAGGGCAGTGAGGACTCAACGATGGATATTCTCTTGACAGCGAGTATCACACTCGGTACTTCTCATGCCGACCTTAGATTCAGAAAGACGTACGCGAGCTTAGAGGTGAGTCATGCCGGTTAATAAACCAGTGGGGAGTATTCAGGATTTTTTTGCAGGCGGTGGAGCGATGGATCTCAACCAAACCCGTGCTGGGTACGGTGCTCTCGGTAACTCGGCCTCCGGTCTCCAGTCTGCGTTCGCTGGGATCAACAACTCTGATGACGTTCGGTCGCGGTTTGGTATCCAGGATGTGTCGGCACAGTTCGATCCACTGAAGCAGGCTCTGGGTGCAGAAAAGAATAGATCCCTGGCAAGAACCTCGCAGCGTGCAGGGAATAGCGCAACAGCCGAGCGATCTCTCTTTGCTCCGGTCGAACAGCACTACGCCAATGCTTACAGTCAACTTCTCGGTCAGGAGGGCACTGCGAACGTCGAACAGTCGAACTTCATTGCCCAGCTTCTTCAGGGAGTGCTCGGTTCTCAGGATCAGTTCGCTTTCAATAAGATCGGTGCTCAGGGTGGTGCGCTCGCAGGACAGGCTGGCGCAATCCAGGGTGACATTGATAATCGTTTCCGACAGGATGAGGCCAACTGGCAGCACGATCAGGCTAAGGGTGGATTCCTTGATTTCCTGGGGGGTCTTGTTGGGCCTGCGCTGGGTATTGCTGGCGGACTCCTTTTCCCTCCGGCTGGTATCGCAATGGCTGCGGCTGGTGCTGCGGGTAGCGGGAGACCGTAATGGCGAAACTCAGCACACTCCTGAATCTCGGTCGTGGGGTTGGTCAAGGGATTGATGCAATCTCGATGATCCTCCAGAAGAAGCGTGACGAAGAAAAAAGGATGGCCGAGATAGCGCAACTCCGTTCTATGTTCAAGGATGATCCAAACATTAGCGGACTTCCTGATAGTGTTGATCCCTCACGGGCGTTCGAGTTCTTGTCGGGCAGACAGGATGCAAGGCAGCCGAGGACTGCACAGTTCTCCGTCCCTGGCACTGGAGATATTGGCACGGTTCAGACTGGTCAGTATGGGGAGATTCTTCCAGGCAGTCAGAACCTGAATGCTATTGATATGCCGGACACTGCACCGAAGGATGCGTTCGATGTTCTCTATCGTGGACGAAAGGCTGAGGGTAAGACTGACGCAGAGATCTGGCAAGAGTGGAGTGATTACGAACTGAAGAAGAAGGCAACCTCTTCGAGAAACGGCCCAACACAGTCCTCCATGATGGGTGTTGCGAATAAGATTAACTCACTCCATGCGAGGAATCTTCAGATTGGTCAGGAGATCATCCGCCTTCAGCTTTCTCAGGACAAGGGTGAGGCTTCCTATGAGTCGGGATTTTCAGGGACAAACAAAGAGACCTCCCGTCAAGGGACGAGGAGTCTTAAAGAGCAGAAGATGAAAGAGCTTGAGCAGAATCGTGCTCAGATCGCAGCACTCGAAACAATCCAGGCCACCTTTGGCGGGCAGCAACAGAACAGCAACTACACAATCATTGATGATGAACAATAAATGCCGATCTTCAAGGTTCGTGACAATCGTACTGGTGAGGTGTTCGAGGTTGATTCACTATCTCGACCTACTGACGAGGAGATTGAAAAACAGCGTGCGGCCCGTACACAGGCTTCTCCCCAAAATCCTCCAGAACAACAGCAGCCTTTCCGTCCGTTTGCCGGACTGAGTTTGGCTGGCCCCGCTACAGCCCACCCCGAAGGGGTTGATCCAAAACAAATTCTCTCTCAGGTAGCACAGCAGCCCAGAGCTTTCGTAGCTCCAGAGGTTACGGTCACTCCACCCCAGGGTGCTCCGGTCGGCGCAGGCATTTCGACCGAGCAGGGGATTAATATTCTCAAGGGGGCCACACAGCCAAGACAGCCGCTCGATCTTGCGCTGGAGGCAATCCATTCTGGACAGATGACCCCAAAGACCGATGCGAATGGACAGCCAGTTCTTTACGGCGGACAACCTCAGCCTGTTGGAATTTCTGGTGCTGGGTTCCGTGGTGCAGACCAGTCAAACTCAATCTGGGCTGGATTCCCGCAGGCAGTCCGTGGGTTCGTTCAGATCCCCGAAGAGATCAAGAGGGCGCAGGCAGAGCGTGGTGTCACGGGCCGTGACTATGTTTCTGCCCCGCTCGTTGCACTCAATCGAACAGCGCAGCTTCTTTTTGCAGGGGGGATGCTCACCCCAGCTGGACTTCCGTGGCTCGTTGGCCCTCCACTCATTGAGGGCCTTGATCCTGAGCTTGGAGAGCTTCTCCATAAAGGTATGGCCCCACTCCAGTCGTTCGTTGCGACCGGAGATGAGACCGTTGCCGAGCAGAATTTGATCGAGCTTGGTGATGCGGTAATAAATCTGGTTGCTCTCGTTGGATCTCACAAACTGAAGAACAAGATCTTCAGTGGCGATACGAAGGCTCGTCTGAACAATCGAGAGGTTGATGAGCTTCGGATGTTGATGAATAAATCCTGGGATGATGTACAAAAAACTCCTCTCGCTGAGAGGGTTGACTCTCCTGAGATTGCTGCGGCAGTCAAAGAGTCTATCGCCAGGTATAGAAAGCACGGCACACTCCAGCACCCAGACATTGAGGGTGGGCTTTCGATGTCACTGGGTATTCCATCCTTCGATCCTGCAAAGGTGAAGGATGTGGTTGACCCGATCATTGCAGCCTACAAGCCTCGACTTATCAATATGGTTCGGAGCGGGAAGATCTCTGCGAACGAATACTCACAAAGGATGCAGGAGTTCACGAGGAAGGCTGTCTCACGATTCCCAGGCTTCCTCGATATTCCTCCACAGAAACAGAAAGAGTTTCTTGATGCGATAGACAACTATCCTCAGAAGTTCGAGCCTGAGAAAAAGAGGATGACCCTCACTCACTATTCTCACCTCGATGACATCGGGAAGCTCGATCCGAAAAAGCAGGGGACTGGCAAGGTTGGAGAAGAGGGTAGTCGTCCAGACAGGATGCCTGCCACATTCTTTTTTACCGGAAAGGGTGATCGCTCAAAGTACAAAGAGCACAGGTTCGGCCCAAACACCTCAGCCCCGCACAAGTACGTGGTCGAGGGTGAGTTTGCAGTCCTTGATGCGGAATCTCCCCAGTACCGGAAGATGGTTGATGACATCTATAACGCTCAGAAGAAGAGGGGCGTTATCAATGGTGAGGCTGCCGACAAACTCCTTGAGAGACAGATCGTTAAGCTTGGCTATGATGGGATTGGAAGCAAGAGTGAGGGCGCACTCAAGATCTTCCGTCCACTCGATGTGAAGGTCGAGCACGGGAAGAGGGTGGCCGTTCGAGGAACACGCTTCACGGACTCTGGTGAGCGCACGACCGATGCAGTTCATCATGCGATGAATGACTTCATGGATAAGAATTACGGGCGACCCATTGGTAAGGACGCTCCCGTTGCGGACAAGGCTCAAAGGTTTGTGGATGTTCAGTACAACGATGTGATGCACGAACTGAGGAGTAACTATGAAAGCTCCCAGTTCTACAACACACAGTTCTCTGGGGCTGTTGAAAAACTTCTTCCGATCTATCCTGAGCTTCAGAATCCTGTAGCTCAAAAGCTCTTTGCTGCGATGGTCGCAGTCACGAGCAATGGGACTGGACTCTCTCAGAACCTGAAGTTTGCACTCGAAGCGTTCGAGTCGTTCGCACGCACAGGAAGGATTGATCTTGAAAGAATTAACGGGGAAGGCTGGAGCACAAGGGATGCGAACGTCCGGCTCTCACTCGAAAGAATTAACCGACTGATTGATAAGCATGGCCCTGAAGGAGCCGCCGAGTTCCTTACGGGGAGACATCCGTCCGAGATTCTCTCTGAGGTCTCTGGCACAACGAGGGGTGTTGCAGACGAGCTTGGCGCAGGCCAGCCCGTTCACGGCTCTTACATCTTTGGCCCGAAGATCGGTGCATTCATGGCGAACCTTCTGGGTGAGACTGAGCCTGTCACGCTCGATACCTGGGCGATCAAGAACTGGCAGAGATCAATGGGGCGGATCAGTGATAAGAGGTGGGATCTTACGCCAAAGGCACGACAGGAAGTGATCGAGGGTTACAGGAAACTTCAGGCCGAGATCAACAATCAGATCAACCCTCTGACGGGCGAGAAGTATAATCTCACTCTGCCGGAGGTTCAGGCTGCGCTCTGGGAGAACGAGCGACAGATCTACAAAGAACAGGGTGTCACACTCAAGGAGGAGACCTATGTTGAGACAGCAGAACGTATCGCAAGAGAATCAACCGAGTTCGGAGAACTGGAAGGACGAACTCAGTCAGCAGGCGGAAAAACTCCGCCAGGAGAACCGCCTTCCGTCGAACGAGGTGTTGAAGAGAACGCTGGCGAAGGTAAGAAAGAGCCAGTAGGTGGGCAGGCCGCAGCAGACAATTATGCGACCGATTCAAGGGTGCAGGCTGACCGTGCAAACAAGTACAGGGACACTGTTGCCAAGTATGCAGAGAAGGATTCTGACTACCTGGAGGAATTGAAGCTGGCCTCTGCAAAGGCGGACGCAGGCGAGTCTGTGGCTAAGGGCGCAGCCGAGCGAGCGGCCAGAATGAAAGAGGGGGAGGAAGGGAAGCCTGTTGGATCTCTCAGTGATGCCGAAACCCGTCAAAGGCTTGTGGATAAGTTCGGTGAGACCGAGAGTGTGAAGCGTGGCGGGGTTCTCCTGCCTGATGGGACGATGATCGACCTCGGAGAAAAGAAAAGGCCGGACTATGATATGAGGGTGTACGATCACGAGGATCTCGTTCTTGCTGGGGCGGGTGATGTTCGGTTTCTAATGGATCGTGGTGCTGTCCGATTGATTCCAGAAGGCCCTGGTTTCTCGGTTGGAAAACCACTGAGTGGCCAGCAGAAGAGGGTGCTGAAGAATTGGATCGAGGATCACATCATTGACCGAAATAATCCACACAAAGAGATTTCGGTCTCTATTAGTGCCCGCGGTATCAGTAAACACAAGTTTGCGGCGAGCGCAGAGGAAGCTTTCGCTTTTGTTGACGCAGTGTTCGCAGGCCAGGCGAAAGCAAAAGCTTACGATCCCGTTAGGCAGGCTGTCGAACACTCCGAACACAAGGGCAGCACTCGAAACTTGAATGGTGAAGCTCCCCCGCAAGATCGTGGTTTCGGTCTCTCGATCTATCCAGAGAGAGGAAAGATTATTGAGGGCGAGAAGATCACTGAGGCGCAGTTTAAGAAGTTTGCCTCCGAGAATGCAGACCTTCTCTCGAAACCGAACCATTATATTGGTACGTGGGTGAGCAACGGGATGTCCTACCTCGATGTGTCCGTTACAATGATGGATAGGGCGAAGGCTATCGAGGCTGCACGAGCGATGGATCAGATCGCAGTCTGGGATACTGCAAACAAGAAAGAGATCGGCGTTGGTGGTACTGGGGTAATCGGTGAGGTTGAGGGTGCTCCGGAGATTCAGGGAAGGTACGAGGCTCTCCAGAAAGCTCCGCCTCCAGGGAAAAAGCTTTTCAACCCGCCCAACCCAGAGACGAAAAAGATCTCTTCCTCCTATCGAAAGAAGGCAGGGATCAGAACGCCCGAAGGGAAACCAATCGAGACTCTTGACGTTGAGAGATCCAAAAAGATTGCCGATGCGTTCGATGAATTGAAGTCAGACCCGAAAGACCTTGAGACCAATCGGGCCTATCGTGCGATGGCCGACGAGACTCTCGATCAGTTTGATGAGATCCAGGGGGCTGGCTACAAGGTTGAGATCTTCACTGGTGAGGGTGAGCCGTACAAGAATAGTGCGGAGATGATTCAAGATCTTCAGCGGAACAAACACCTGTATATTTTCTCTACCGAGTCTGGGTTTGGAAAAGAGATCACGCAGGCGATGCGTGACGAGCATCCGCTCCTTGAGTTCTCTGGTGTGAATGATGTGAATGGGAAACCGCTCCTCGTTAATGATGTGTTCCGGTTTGTTCACGACTTCTTTGGTCACTCAGAGAGAGGTAATTCATTCGGGCCTTTGGGTGAAGAGAACGCATGGGATGTTCACGCACGAATGTTCTCACCCCTCGCTCGCAGGGCGATGACAACCGAGACCCGTGGGCAGAACAGTTGGGTGAACTTCGGGCCGCAGATGCGAAACCCGGACGGATCTTTCAAGCAGATCCCATTGAAGGATCGACCGTTTGCAGAGCAGAAGGTTGGTCTCTTGCCAGAAGAGTTCTCGAAGATTGAAGGTGAGAAGGCTCCGCCGACAGTGATGGAGTTGACTGCCGATCCAACCGTATTCTGGCATGGAACGGCGGGAGATCTTCGTGGCGGAAAAACTGGGCTTCATGTTGGAACCTATGAGGCTGCACGACAAGCTCTTGAAGCGAGGATTGGTGTTCCCGCCGTTGGTGAGTGGGATGGGACGAGAGTGTATGGAGAAACTCTTCTTGCCGGAAAGCGGACGTTGCAGAGGAAGGGTGAATACCTTGAGTCTGGGGCGAACGCTGGGGATATTCCTGAGCATGATTATTTGCCGATGGGTCGAGCATCCTTTAGTGACAACTCTCGTGTTCCTATGACTGCGAAGCCAGTCATTATGCCTGTTAGGGTGAAGGGTAAAATGACAAGAAAATCCTCGGCAGGAGATGATTACGCCAACAAGACAATGTTCAAAAGGTTGAAGGTTGGGAACAAGGAAAAGGGAATTTTCTATGAAAACATGGGAGAGGATGTGGGGTCCGTATCAGCCACCGTTCCTTCGGTCTCTCATCTTGAGATGGTTGATTACACTCCCCCTGTTCACGGGAGAAGGTATATGTGGAAGCGTGCACTGGATGAAACCCGTGGAAGGCTGATTGAGGGAACCAAAAAAATACAGGACATCACCAACATCCCCGGTGAGGTTGCCCACATCCTCGCTCCTCTTGCAGAGCAGGTGGGAAAAGATGTTGCTCTTCTCGTGAAGGATGGGACGGTCAAGGCTTCTGACTACGCAATGGAGGTCAACAAGAGAATCACTGAGGAGATGAAGAAACATCCTGAGCTTGTGGAGCTTCTGAAGAAGGTTCCTGATGCTGCGAAGTACGCAGTCAACATCAATCTCAATCGGCTCGATGTTCCGCCAGAGGCAAAGACTCAGGTGACTCAGGCGATGGATCAGTTGATGGCTGCTGGACTGAAGGACGAGCGAAAGCCGATCACCTTTGAAGAGATTACTGAGGCTGCCGAGACTGCCGACCCACTCTCGAAGGTCGTGAGTCGTGAGCAGGCAAAGAACTATCTTGCCTCGCTTTTGAGAAGCAGGAAGATTCTTTCCGATGCCTCCACTCGACCTGGTGTGAGTGCGGAGCTTATCAAAGAGGCCGAGCTTGTTTCAACGAACGTCAGGCTGATCGCACAACTCTTTTCATCCTTGAGGATTGGGGCAGGCCCAGACGGTCTCCTCCCGCACGAGGGAATCAAGGGACAGATCATTACTCGGTTGAGGGAGGCTGGAGTTTCTGCGGACGAACTGGCCCAGGCTGGGAAGGATCTTGACTGGACAAACCCGAAGGCTGTTGCCCAGTTCTACCGGAAATATGAGAAGCCGAAGTTCCTGGATGATCTGACGATCTTCAGGTACATCAACCTCTTGTCGTCGCCACTCACGCACATCGTGAATGCGACCTCGAACTTTGCTCAGGTGGCTGGGCTTTCTCCGGCCACAAGGTTGGCGTGGGGTGGGACTGACTGGTTCGCTCACAAACTTACAGGCAGAGAAAGAGAGAACTATTCTACGAGCGTTGGCCCATACTACAAGGGTGCGCTCAATGCTGTGCCTGCTGCACTGAATGACGCATGGGAAACTCTCCTCGGAAGAAGGTTTGTCGAGAGGCCGGACATTGGAATGCTCCCCCCTACAGGGAAAAGTTCCTCGCCGTTCGGCGTCCCGCTGGCGAAATTCAATCAAGCATTCCATCCAATCCTCCGTGCCCTGGAGGCTGGTGATGTTCTGTTTAGATCTATTGCAACGGGCGGGGAACTGGAAGCGATCTCTCACAATGCTCGAAGATCTGGAAAGGCTATCGCTCCCGATGTTGCGAAGGCTCAGGCTGAGGCACGGGCAAAATACTGGGTGTTCCGTAAGGCCCTCGATGCTGGGAACGAGACTGGCCAGGGTGCTGTACTGTCTGCGATGGATCAGATGACTCAGGGGATCTATGGGCTGAGAAAGGTTCCTGGTGTGTCGTGGTTCATTCCGTTCGTTCAGACCCCGATGAATATTCTGAAGCAGGGTGTTGAGTTCACACCAGGCATTGGACTAACGACTCTCTTTAAGTCAAAGCACAAGCCTGAACAGGTTGCAAAACAGATCGTTGGATCGACCGTGTTTCTCGGTGCGGCATGGGCTGTGTTCGAGGGTGACGCAACATGGAGTCTCCCGAAGGATGAGAAAGAGCGTCAGAAATGGTACGATCAGGGAAAGCAGCCGTTCTCGATTAAGATCAATGGACAGTGGGTGAGCTTTGAAAAGTTGGGGCCGATCTCGTTCCCGATTGCGATGGCGGCAGCACTGAAGCACTATACCGTCGAACAGGGCCGACAGCTTGACAAGGAGACGATTGATCTGCTCGGAGACACAATGCTCTCTTCGCTTGAGTTTTTCTCAAATCAATCGTACGTTAAGGGTGCTGCTGAGATGATGGATGCAGTCCGTGGGAATGAACGGGCGTTCAAGGGGATCGTAGAGTCTGCTCCATCACAACTCATTCCGCTCGTCTCTCTCCAGAGGTGGGTGTCTCGGATGATTGATCCCGTTTTCAGACAGACGAAGGGTGTTAAGGCTGGGATTCAGGCGGGGATTCCTGGTGCTTCACAATCACTCCTGCCGTACCGTGATGTGTTTGGTCAAGAGTCAAAGAGAGATTTCCCCCTGATGAACTCGTTCAATCCGTTCAGAGTCAAGAGCGATCAGACGGTGAACGATCCCATCAAGAAAGAACTGGCGATGCTGGACTATCAGCCATCCCAGATTGGCGACACCATCAATGGAGAGAAGATCAGCCCAGAGGATCACGAGAGGCTCAAGGTTATTTATGGGGGCCTACTCAAAGAAATCTTCTCTGAGATCATCAACGATCCATCGTGGAAACAAATGCCTGTCGATGAAAAAATGATTCTGCTCGACAGGACAGCAGACCAGCAGAAGCAGGCTGCGAGGGGGATGTTGCAGATTGAGGGGGTGCTCCAATGAATGTAACAAGGTCGTTCTCTTATCCAGTGATAAAGGCCCTTAACGGAACCTTTGAGGATGGGTTCCTGAAGGGGATGTGGGCACTCATGATTGCGTTCGCAGCCGAGGTTTTTGGGAGACCGGAGTCTTATCTGTGGTTGGTGGCTATTTGTCTTGCGGACACGGTGATCGGTCTCATAAAGATGTGGAAGCTGGGCGAGCAGTTTAGTATTGCCAAATTTCGGGGCGCACTCCTTAAACTTCTCTATTATACGGTAATCGTGGCTCTCTTCCATCGACTGAACGACATCTCTCCGGTGCTGGCAACGATCAGCCTTGATGAGCTTGCGATCTCATACTTTGCCGTGACCGAGGCCCTGTCTATCCTGAAGTCAATCCAGCAGATGACCGGAAAAGTCCTCCCTGAGTGGATCATGTCTAAGTTGAAGAAGGTGTCAGGGGGAGAGCCAGAACCACTTGACAAGTCACTATAAACTTAGTATCTTGTCCACATCATAGAAACGGAGAGCCTGTGAACTCGATACGTTCCACCATTACGTTCGTTGTTTCTCTTCTGCTTGCGTTCGTCGTTGGATACTTCTTTCATGGGTCTCAGCCCGTTGAAAAAGTCATCGAGTATGTCGAGCAATCGCCACTCCCCCCCGACACAATCTACCTTCCAATCAAGACCGAGATCACCAAGCTCGACACAGCCGAGACTTCAAAGCTGAAGGCTCAGGTTGCCGAGATGATCGCAGACCGTGAACATCTCCAGGAGACACTCACCAGAAAGCTTGCTCCCCACACTGGTGTTTTTGAGGGCGATATTACCTACAGAGAGAATGGTGAGAGTAAGATTCTCGTCAGTCTCGTTGGTAGCGTTACCTACGATCCAATGCAAGAAAAGTTCTACGATCCAATCATCTACACCTCCCCCATCCAGAGACCACCGATCATGATGGTAACTACCGTTCAGAAAACTCCGTGGTGGGCGAAGGGTCTTATCGCTGCTGGGAGTGTTGTGACCGTGCTCTCTGTTCAGGGTGAAAACTGGCTGGCCGCTGGCGCAGCCGGAGCACTCACTGGCGTACTCGTGGTGATCGAACTATGATTTCAAACATTGTCGTTGTGTCTGATACCCACTTCGGGTGTCAGTACGCTCTATGTCCTCCGAGGGTTACTCTCGATGGAGAGGGAGAGTATAGGCCCTCACCACTCCAGAAAAAGCTCTGGCTTTTGTGGAGACATTTCTGGGATGAGTTCGTACCGGAGGCAACAAAGGGAGAGGACTATATACTGGTTCACAATGGAGATATTGTTGATGGGTTTCATCATCAGGCGAGCACGCTGATCTCTATCAATCTTGCCGACCAGCACAGGATCGCAATGGATGTAATGACCCCGCTCCTCAAAGATCCCAAGATGAAGGGCTACTACCAGATCCGTGGAACAGAGGCGCACGTTGGAAAGTCTGCTCAGAATGAAGAGAAGATTGCCAAAGAACTCGGAGCTATCGGCTCTGGGGGCCTTGCTTCACGCTACGACCTCTGGGTGGAGATCGGTGACGGGGGGACAACGAAGTTGATTCACTTCCTCCATCATGTTGGTTCGACCGGATCTCAGGCTTACGAGGCAACAGCAGTCCACAAGGAATTGGTTGAGACCTACACTGAGTGTGCGAGATGGGGTCAGGGCATTCCAGACATGATCGTCAGAAGCCATAGGCACAGGTACATTAAGACTGAGATCGCCACCGAAGGGGGAATGGGGTCTGCTGTCGTGACTCCGTGCTGGCAGGGGAAAACACCGTTCGTGTGGAAGATCCCAGGGGCACGGGTTTCTGTTCCCCAGTTTGGCGGTCTTGTCGTCCGTGTTGCTCACGGTGAGCTTTTCACCAGAGCGATGGTTCGAGTTCCGCAGAGAAGTCCGGTGGTGCGACCATGACAATAAAGTTTTCCGAGGACGAGCTTGCATTCTTCGGAGGTCAGACCTCTGAGGCTATTCCGAAGGACTGCTTTGCAGTGAGCGATCTCGCAGAGCAACTTAATGTGTCAACCTCTACGGCAAGACTCAAGATTAGGAGTGGTGAGAAGGCTGGAAAGATTGAGCAGGTTGGGACTGTGAGCGTTAGAAGGAGTAACGGATCGGCCTCTCGTGTTCCATACTATAGGATGAAGAAGAAATGATAACAAAATCGAACGGCAACTGGCAGCAGCTGTTCTCTGGATCGAAGTACTACCCAGCCACCCCTAATCCAGAGGTGATCGAGATCGAGGATGTAGCG